TAGGGGGGTATCAACCCTGTTGGAGGGAGTGGTGACATGGTCACTAGATCATTGTTCCTTAGCCGCACAGCTAAAAAATGTCAAATTTTGTATAAAATCAATAACTTACAACAAAATTTTATTAAAAATTCATGCACTTCTATGTCAAATCTTTTACACCCCCAGTTTCCCAGTAAAACTAAAATCGGCAATAAGTACTATTTTCGCCAACCGGCTGGCGCAAAACTGTGGTGTAGGAATCAAATAGCATACCTGTAGGAATCAAATAGCATACCTGTAGGAATCAAATAGCATACCTAATTCAATCCTATATGTACAAAAATTATAAAAACCCCCTAGACAAATGCTGCACTGCAATATAAAATACCAACAAAGGTTCCATAACGGAACCTAACTAACCATAAAGGAAATAACATGTACGATTTTTTTAAACCAATTGAGCTCAACAGAACTTACCAGCAAACTGAAAAAGCAATTAAAGACACTTATAATTTTTGGATAGGCGTAATCGCTGACACCTTTACGTTGTACAAAGCAAAATAAAAAAAACCCCCGGGGGTTTTAAGTCCGGGGGCCAAACCATCACAACAAAGGAGATTTGCGCATAGCTCAAACGAAGGAGGAAAAGCCACACGCAAAAGAATAGTACCATAAAAAACAAAAACGTTGTATACTTCCAACATTCGCTTACCCCAGCGCAACCAAGGAGGTAGTTAGTTTGCTTTTAGAGCATTTGGTCTCAGCCTCAGCTGCAGATTTTGTCCCAGACATTGAGTCTGGTGTGGACGACTTTACCCCCTTAGAAAAATTAGACGCGCCCCAAACTTTGGGCGCTCAAAAACAAACGGTAGACTGGTTAAACCAGTTCTCTTCCGAAGAGGACGAGCAAGAAATACTGACAAACGCTCAAGAACAACAAGTGGCCAACGCATTCGCGGCCCTAACTACCAATTCCCCAGACGCAAAGAACCAACTGCTTAATCTGCAAGTCCCAGAAGAAATCGTAAGCGCCGTGGCTATGGTTAGCGGGTACCAGTGGGAGTTTGTAAAGCAGGCCAATGAGCTCCGTTCAATGAGCGTAGCCAAAATAGTAAAAGAAACAGAGCACCCAGATGCGCGCATACGCTTAAAAGCCCTAGAGTTGCTGGGTAAGGTAACGGAAGTAGCCTTGTTTACCGAACGCGTAGAAGTAAACCAAAAAGAAATAAGCAACGAGGAACTTGAAAAGCGCATTAGAGAGAAGCTTAGCAAGTACATGGGCAAGGCTGACGTGGTGGAAGTCGATGAAATAGAGGTAGTTGAGAAAGTTGTTGGAAAAAAACAACACGACGACGAATGAATCTTGATTTCTTAACCCCAGAAGAGGCTTTTGCCGCGCAGCTAGCGCTAAAAGACATGAGTGTTGAGGAAAAAATGCTATTCCTTGCAGATTTAGAAGAGCAAGAGCACCGTGTGCACTTGCATGGTGCGCAAAATAAGCCATTAGAGTTTGCTAAAGCGGTCTATCCGGGTTTCAAAATCGGTCCGCAGCACCGCAAACTAGCTAAAATCTTCCAAGATGTGGTCGAGGGTCGAAAAAAGCGCGTAATTATTAACATTGCACCACGTATGGGCAAATCAGAGTTTTCAAGCTACCTGTTTCCTGCATACTTTCTAGGTCAGTACCCCGAGAAGAAAATTATTATGGCCACGCATACTGCGGGGCTTTCGGAAGACTTTGGACGAAGAGTAAGGAACTTAATTGATTCGGATGACTACAAAAGCGTTTTCCCCAACACAGTCGTTGCCGACGACCAAAAGGCTGCGGGTAAGTGGAGCACATCTGCTGGTGGGCAGTATTATGCTGCTGGTGTCGGGGGTGCCTTGGCAGGACGAGGCGCTGACTTGTTTGTTATTGACGACCCTCATTCTGAACAAGACATGAAAGCAAATTCAAGGCTAGCGTTTGATAACGCCTGGTCTTGGTTTCAAACTGGTCCGCTACAACGTTTAATGCCGGGGGGTGCGATCATAGTAATTATGACGCGATGGTCCCTTTTGGACCTTACTGGTCGAATCATTGATTACAACATAAAAAACCCACACACTACCCCATGGGAGATTGTAGAACTACCAGCAATCCTTAACGAAGACACAGACACAGAAAAATCCCTTTGGCCAGAGCAATGGCCGCTTGAAACATTAAAAGCTACAAAGGCAGTACTAGATCCCCGTTATTGGAATGCCCAGTATATGCAGAATCCGACCAGCGACATGAGCGCTGTTATTGGAAGAAAAGACTGGATGATGTGGGAAAAGGAGGAGCCCCCTACTGTAGAATATATTATACAAAGCTGGGATACGGCGTTTGAAACAAAGACAACAGCTGACTATTCCGCATGCACAACGTGGGGTGTTTGGTACAACGAGGAGGATGGGAATTCCCCCAATTTGATCTTACTCGATGCCTTTAAAGACCGAATGGCGTTTCCAGAACTAAAGCAAGTTGCGCTAAAGCATTACAAAGAATGGAACCCCGATGCGTTTATTGTGGAGAAAAAAGCTTCAGGTGCCCCGTTAATCCAGGAACTTAGGATGATGGGTATACCGGTACAAGAGACCAACCCTTCCCGTGGAAATGACAAGATGGTTCGCTTGAATGCCGTAGCTGATCTTTTTACTAGCGGGAAGGTTTGGGCGCCCGATAGGCGGTGGGCCCGGGATGTAATAGAAGAATTGGCGTCATTTCCAGTTGGCGAGCACGATGACTTTGTGGATACGACAACCCAGGCACTTTTGCGGTACCGCCAGGGCGGGTTCATTAGTTTGGACACCGACGAGAAAGATGATTTGCAGTACAAGTACCGCCGAAAAGCGGCATATTATTAAAGGAGGATACTATGTTTATGACGAGTAAAGTACAATTGCTATGGCGAGATGTTGAACGAGCTCGCAGGATTGCGGCTATTCAAGGTGATATGGACCCAAAAGATGTGTGGGCTAAAATTCCTATTCACCCATCTGTAAAAATAGCTGAAGAAGCATTTTGTAGAGAGCTGTTATTTATTTTTCCTGATTTGCTTGAATACTGTTATTCGATGGAAAAAATAGCTTTGGAGTCTGGAAAAGAAATTTCTAGCCTGAAGCACGAGTTAAACATGTTAAAAGAAGTGCCGAAGAAAGTTCGGAAACCAAGGGCTAAGAAAGTTAAGGAATAGATATGCCAGTAGATAAAGGTTTATACCAAGCGCCGAAAGGCCTAGAGCAGCTGACTCAGAACGAGCCAGACATTGAAATTGAAATTGAAGACCCAGAAGCAGTTCATATTGCTGGCGATGGCTTTGAGCTTGATATTGAAAAAATGGACGAAGTTGATGGTAGCGAGGAGTTCAACCAAAACTTAGCCGAAGAACTTGATGCTGGCGCACTTGAGACAATTGCTGGTGATCTAGCTTCTGACATTGAAAACGACTTAGCTTCCCGCAAAGACTGGGAACAGATGTACAAAGACGGTATTACGCTGCTTGGTTTGAAGTTTGAAGAGCGCGTAGAACCTTGGGATGGTGCTTGTGGTGTATTCCACCCTATGATTACAGAAGCTGTAGTACGTTTCCAATCAGAAACAATTATGGAGACTTTCCCTGCTAAGGGCCCAGTCCGTACTCAGATTATTGGTAAAGAGACCCGCGAAAAGATGGAAGCGGCGCAGCGTGTCGAAGCTGACATGAATTACCAGCTTACAGAAAAGATGCCTGAGTTCCGTAATGAGCACGAGCGTATGCTATGGAATCTACCATCTGCAGGTTCTGCGTTTAAAAAAGTATACTTTGATCCGTCTATTGACCGCCAGGTTTCAATGTTTATTCCAGCAGAAGATATTATTCTGCCCTATGGCGCTAGCGAAATTGCCTCTTGTCACCGCGTTACACACCGTATGCGCAAGACTAAACAGGACTTGATCAAACTACAACGCGCTGGTTTTTACACCGATGTTGAACTTGGGGAGCCACAAAAGTTCCGTACCGAGATTCAAGAGAAGAAAGATAAAGAAACTGGCTTTACTGCTAGTTATGACGATCGTTTTGAACTGTACGAAGTACATGCTGATTTAGAC